TGTTGAAGGTTCAGATGAACAAGCCTCAACACACAACAGATGATGAAATAACAAACTACCATGTTATGCAACGAATAAAGCAAGGTTGCAGAGAATGTGGTAGCCACTCCTTTGCTTATGAAGCAGGAGTGCAAGAAGAAAACGAACTAAAGTGGTATGTCATTTTAGTTGATTGTGGGGCTTGTGGAAAAGCCTACGAAGAGATAATGGAAGTGAGGGTTATCAATGAGCCTATTGAATATGAAGAATCAGAATAGAACGATAATAATAGTTGGCAAAGACGGAACAGACAAAATGGAAAAAGCGAGGAAACTCGTATCTGATAATCCGATTATTGTTTATGCTAATGAATATGACATCGAAGATAATTTCTCCATACCTCCTGATAGGGGTATCATCATCAGAGAATGTAATTACAAACCAAACGTAGAGGCAATCAGGAAGACCATGCTTGAGTATAAGGGCCAAGTGGTACTGACCTCTATCAATCAAAAGGACGTTCCTAAGAAACTATACAATATGTGTAAGTTGAATAGAGCAACTAAGAAGTCCCTCTTCGATGAGATAAAGGAGATAGCACCACGTTCTGATGAGCCATACAATTATGATGTTGACATCTTTACAATGGTTGGAGACTATCTTAGAAACCCTGATAGAGAGAAAATAATGAATCAGTTGAAGGTAAGTGAACCTGCTGATGTGCAATTCATATCTTGGTTAGCACCAAACATCCATCCTAACAAGTTGATGTTTTTGGATGCGAAGGTCAAGAGGAAATGGGATAAGTCATACTTTTACGAAATGTTGGCCTATGCTCATGATGGTAGGATGCATCGAAAGATGACACCACCACAAAGAAAGGCGTATTCTATAATACCGAAAATTTTACGGAAGTTAAAAATGCGCCCTTCTCAAAGATATCTTTTCAAAGACTTACTAAAAAACGACGATTTTAAGGACTACTGTAGAAACAACTTAGGTAACGCAGAACTTAGAGTTTTGAAATTGGGTGAGAAGAAGAGACGAACAAAGCGAACCCCGGTTCAACCAGTTGCCACACTGTCAAAGTGGCTGGATTAAAAATGAGGAATGAAAATGTTATGGACAGAAAAATATAGACCAAAGAAATTAGGTGACATTGTAGGTCAATACAACTTCACCATCGATGCAGAGAGTTGGGTAGAGCAGGGCAATATGCCTAATGTTCTGCTGTATGGAATAGCAGGTGTGGGTAAAACTGCTGCTGGTATTGCATTGGCGAATGATATTCTCAAGGAGGATGTGGATAACAACTTCTTTGAAATCAATGCATCGGACGACAGAAGACTAGAGACAGTCAGGAATCAAATCAAAGAGATTGCCTCCACTAGAAAGATAGGTGATGCTCCCTTCAAGATTATACTTCTAGATGAGATGGATGGTATGACCAAGGATGCTCAAAACGCACTGAAGAGAATCATGGAGAGGTATGCAGATAATTGTAGATTCATCATAACCTGCAATGATAGATTCAGGATAATACACCCATTGCAATCTAGATGTGCTAACTACAGGTTTGATAGATTACAATCTAGGACTATGCATAAGATGCTGTCTGAAATATTGGAAACCGAGAAAATCAGTCATGTATCCGACGAAGAGTTAGAAACCTTCATAGAGTCTCTGAATGGAGACATGAGAAGAGGGCTTACTGAACTTCAGGCTGCTATCTACAGTAAGTCCTCACTACTTACACAAATAGACAAGAATCTAGAACCCTATACTGAGATACTAAACTTGATTGATGAAAATAACTATGACAATTCTTTGGAGAGGATGCACATTCTACTATACAATTCAGTTGATATGAGGACTATATGCGTGAATCTTCACGATGTAGTTATTAAAACTGATATGCCATCAACCAAGAAGTTCAAAATGTTAAGGGCTATCGGAGAGGCTGAGTGGAGAAGTAGCAACATGACACCAAAACTACTCGCTTCATGGTTAGTAGGCCAGTTGATTTGATGATAGAACTATTAATGGGATTGGTAATTTTAAGACAAATAATAAGATGGTTAGATTCCCCAAGAAGGAGATATTGAAATGAGGTATAAATATGAAAATGGATTTGAACAAAGACGGTGTAGTGGATATTGAAGATATCAAACATCTACTACTCCGCTATGAGATAATAGCGTTAGGTGGCGCATTGCTGATTGTGCTACCTGTACTAAACACGATAGGTTACATCAGCGTAGATTCCAATTTCTTCTGGATACTGTGTGGCATAGTCATGCTAACAGAAGGATTAGTGGAAATAAGACATGAAAGAAAAAGAATGAAAACAAAGGAGGAAAATGAAAATGAATGATGAAATAAGAAATGATATTGAAAAAGCCGCAGAAATACTAGGCATGAGCCTAGAGGACGCTATGGCGAAGTTTGAGGAGATATGCTCCAAGAACAACGTTAGTCCTGACACAGAGCCACAATTAGCCCGTGGACTCTGGAAGCAGTTCTTCTTCAATTCAAAGAGTGCAATGAAGAGAACAACACAGCAAGCAAACGACGATGGTGGTTTGTTTAAGAACGCTTTTGGTTTCTTCATATCTTTGAATGAAGCAAGAGACATGGGTGCAATGAATCGTGACAGAGTTACGAATGAGTATATGCGAGACAGTGAAATGACATACAACGCAGGTAAAGTTGCTATCTTCACAGAAGACGGTGATGGATACGAAGCAAGAATGGTTAACAGGGGTAATGAGGTTGTCAAGACCCTTGGCAAACTACCTGAGAATCATGTAGAGGTTGACAGTGGCAAATACATCGTGCCTCTAGATACAAGAGAAGGTGACTGGAACAAGAACTATGGTAAGCCCTTGGTAAAAGAGGAGTATCGAAGAAGTGGTGTGTTCATTGGTGAAGTGAATGGACAGATGGGCAAGTGGGACTTCTCCTACAAAGGAGCATCCTGTATTGACTTTGAACCAAAGACGTTTGAGTTTGTACACTTCAGTTGTATACCAAACTCTTTCAGAGCAGGTGCTATAAGCGGAGGAACAGATACTACTCTGACTTCCTTGGTTTACAATGTTGACCTTCCAGTTGAATCAGATTTGTATGTGGACGTATCGGAAGTATCTATTCAAGATGCTTTGATGCAACACTGTGAGGGTAACTACAGTCCTTTGATTGATATCGATAGGTATCACTCAGAGGTATCGATGAAGCCATATGCTGACAGGTTTGTTTTCACAGACGGAAGCGTGACTAGCATAAACATGAACCCAACTGCAAACGGTAACAGAATCGTCAACATCGATGATTTGAACACTGAGATAGATTGGGATGGAGATGGCTTTAGCGGAACCACCTGTTGGATTCCACAGAATGTGAACATAGAGTTTGGCATTGGTTCTAACATCATAGTTGTAGGTAGAACTTCACAGTCTCCCGGCAACCCGACCAGTATCAACGTATCAGGCTTGTTCGTTGTTAACAATCGTGGTGGCAGTCCTGAAGAGATTGAGTACGTTGAAGAGGACGAAGACTGGTTCTTCGACTGAGGTGTTCATATGGAATACACTCTTGATGGAAATGTGCTTCATGGTAGAAGTTTCGCTTTCCCATTGGATAGCGTTGACTTCGTTACATGGAAGTACAACCCTGAAACTAAACTGTACTGGTTGAAGTTTCACTTCACCTCTAAGGAGGTTAGAATAAGAGTGAGCCTTGAAGAGTTAAATCACATCTTAGGCTCATGGTTTGGAATAGAGTTTGATATTAATCAATATAAAAATGGTGATGAATATGAGTTGGTCAACAACAGGTAAGAAGCAAGCGATAACGAAGAACGAAACTGATGAGGGTAAGTATGCACTTCGCAAGAAGGAACTACTTCAAGTCATCAAACAGATACAGGAGAACAATACCTCCTACCTCTGTTTGGGAATATGGGGAGAGCCTAAGTCTGCTAAATCAGCAACGGCTCTAGACATACTAACAGATGAAGATATCGAGAATGATATGAAAGTCATGGTCTTTGACTTTGATAACAGAGCGATAGACGTAAAAAGAAATCATTACAACAACGTAGAGAACCTAATTGTCTACAATCCAATTGTTAGAGAAGAGGGTAGTTTAGTTGATTTTAATGAGACTATGAACAATGCTAGAGCATTCTATCAATTAGCACAAGAGTTCCTTGAGGAAGGGAAGTTGAAGGCTGTCATAGTTGATGGTGCAGATAAACTTCTGACTGATGTGTGTGAGACATACATGAGAAACAAGCATGGTCTTGATGCCGATACGGTGATGAAGGCTGCGCCTTATGTTTGGGGAGATAGGAACACACCTTACAAGAACTTCCTACATAAGCAGATACTAGAGATGCCATGTCACAGGATTGTGATTGCGCACTCAAAGGACAAGTATGCTGGTAATCCTAACCCAATAGGTGTTGAGGCTAACTGGCACTCATCAACAGAGGATATCTTTACTGCTACAGTGAAGATGTCTAGAGACATCAGAAAGAACGGTGCTACCTTTACCGCTATGGTTGAGGCTAGTGCTAGAAAACCAGAACTCATCGGTAAGAGAATAAAGGTTCTGAGCATTGAAGATGGTAAAGTAGAATGGAACGGTTTCCCTGAGATTAAAGCAGGTGAACTTTGAATGAGGAATGAATATGAAAATACAGATACAAACCAAAACGCTGAGTGATGCCCTTGAAGATGTCCATCTAAAGGGTAAGTATCACAATGGAGACTCTGCCAAGAATGGTTCATTGTCCGGGTATGCTATGCTAGAGGTGTTGAATGATACTCAACTAGCACTGTACAACGGAGATGCAACCACTGTTTGCAGAGTGGTCATAGATGTTACAGAACCAAATGAGTCAGATAGCAATATAGCAGTGATAGAAATAGAGAAGATGTTGAAGTATCTCAAGACCTTTGATGATAGTGTCACCATAGACATAGGAGACTACATTAAACTATCAGATGGAACTAGTAATGTTTCTATTCCAATAGTGACACATCATCCTCACTCTGCTATGATTGCTAGGATACAGGGATATGATATCGATGTTGACAACCCTAAGTTTGGTAGCGTTGATTTTGAGACTGTTATTCTAGTCAATCCTGATATCTTAAAGGATGCAGTAAAGAGATGCGATACTATCAACAATGCTAGATATCGATTTGACTACGATGGAGACAATCTAACGCTATCTAGTTTCAAGTCAGAGATAGACAAGATAGAAACTAGAGTAATAGCAGGTGTTGAAGGGGAGCCATCAACAGTAGAAGTGACAGGACATTTCCACAAGTTCTTTCGTGGGACGACAGGAATATATCTATTCTTGAAGGATGAGAGTCCTTTAGTTTGGAAGACAGATGATAGGGTATTGATTAAAGCCCCATACATAACAAGGTGATTGTATATGATAATAGCAAATACAGAACATGGTATTGCTCTCAGATGGAGAGACGAACAAGGAAAGAGGGAGGAGAAACTAGTTGGTTTTTCCGACTTCTCTCCTTACTTCTTTGTGAAGGAGGATTGTCCTGTGGTTGTTGATAGCGTTAGTTCAATACAATTGTACGAGTCTTGGGGAGACAGGGGTTCCACCTTTCCACTTGAGTTGAGATACGAGTTTGGTGATTGGGTGAACTTGGATGGTGACAAGTTAGCAAAGGTTACTTGGTATCCATCCCTCCCTAAGTACACTAAGAAGGTAAAGTCATACTTTCACAACAGAGCATACCCAACATACGAGGCAGATGTCAGACATCATTATCGATACTCTGTCGATATGATAGAGAGCATACCTGAGTACAAACTACGGAAATGGTATTGGGATATGGAGTGGATGCAAGGCGGTGAGCATGACGGTGCAATAACATGTATAGTCATTTACGATAATTACGATGATGAATACTATACACTCAGTTGGAAGCCTGATTCTAATGAAACAGAGAAAACTGTGTTAGAGAGATTCATACTAATGATTAACGAGAAAGACCCTGACATGCTTATCTCTTGGTTCGGATGGAAGTTCGACCTGCCTAAGTTATTGGAGAGGATGGACATTTTAGATGTGCCAGCAAGGGAGTTATCTCCTATCAAAGAAGTAGATGGTATTAGATGGTCAACAAAGCAACGATGCAATATTCTGAATCCAAACATTGTAAATAATTACAGTCCGATAGCACAGCCAATCAAGGGTCGCATTTGTGTTCCGTTAGACTTGGCATTTGAACGTCAATGGAATGACGCACAAAGAGGCACACTGCCATCTCTATCGCTAGACTATGTTTCAGAGAACGTGCTAGGCGAGAAGAAACTAGTCAGCGAGAAGTTTCCTGATAAGAACGAGTTCTTTAGGAGAGGATGGTTGGAAGACAGCGACACCTATCTTGAATATGCAAAGAAAGATGTTGAGTTGTTAGTGAAGATAGATGAGCAGAATCATACGACAGAAGCGATTTTATCTTTACAACGTTTACTGATTGCTCCATTTGATGCATGTTTCTACGCCTCAAACATGGGTGGGATATACTTCATGCGTAATGCCTCATGGAAGGCTCCTACGGGCATGAAAGGAGACAGGGTAGACTATGATGGCGCAATGGTGTATGACCCCCTCAGTGAGGCTACAAATGGCCTTCATTTGGGTGTGGCTGCATTTGACTTCGCAGGATTGTACCCATCGATGATGATTGCTAGAAATATCTCTTGGGAAACCAAGTCGGACACACCAACTGAATTTGGTGTTAACATAACAACGCCAAAGGACTTCTCTGAAATCGAAAACTATGACATGAGATACTACAAGACAGACGAATTAGGTTTGTTGCCTAAAGCAGTCTTAGAATTGAAAGAATTACGAAACGAATACAAAGCAAAGATGAAAGAAAGTGAAAGTAAAAGTGAATATGTAAAATGGAACAACAATCAGTTAGCGGTCAAGAGATTGATGGCTTCTTTCTATGGAATCATTGCATTTCAAGGATTTGGATGGGCTGATGTTGATTTAGCAGCAAGCATCACTGCTAGTGCTAGAGAGGCAATCAGGACGGCTGCGTTTAAAGTGAGGGAACTATAATGCCAATAAAAAATGCTAATATTGAATTCAATACAACAAATGTAGAAGAAAAGGATGAGAAATCTGAATCTGAGTTAAGAAAAGAGGCATGGAATCAAATTTTCAAGGATGCTAGAACTTTTTCACGAACCGCATCAAGAATATTCTTCCTGAGTGTCTTTCTCTATGGTTTGTTCTCACTTTTACAGGATGTGAATGTAATATGAAGAGAGAAGACAAGATATTCTACTCTAGAGTGTCATTTTACGTTACAGGAACGGTTGCTTTCGTAAATAATACGTTTAATTTAGTTGGGGGATGTGTATGAAGGTAGTTTATGGACATACAGACTCTATTTATGTTGATATAGAAGATGACAGCATAGAAACTGCCCAAAAAACACTAAAAATACTAAATGAGCATGTTAGAAAATCGTTTCCTAACGTTATGGGACTAAAGGAACACCCTGTAACGCTTGAATTTGAGAAATACTTCAAGAGTTTAGGCGTTGGAGCAACAAAAAACAGGAATGCAGGTCTTATTACATGGAAAGATGGTGAGTTTCTAGATGAACCTGAGTTTGTCATGACTGGTTTTACTGCAAAGAGAGTCTCACAAACTAAATTAGCCAAAGATGTGCAATTGAATGTACTAAATATGTGGGTCAATGGTGATTCTGAACGTGAGATAGTAAAATATCTCAATGGAACCTACAATAAAGTGCTATCAGGAAACATACCGATGACTGATATTCTTCAAAGAAGTAGATATAGAGAGGAGAGATTCAAGGTCACTTGTAAGAACTGCAAGAGAACGAACACCTTGTTTGAACTAATGGAGGAACCATGTTGCTTAGGTACACCATCATTCACTACAACACAAGGTAAGAGACCAACGATAGGCTCAGGCATTGAGGGAGTCTTATTCAGTAGTAGTATCGGTTATCAACCAATCACTGACTCTTACCTTTATCTGAGAATACGAAACAGCGCACAGACATACTACAATCCAGTAACACAAAAGGCCGTGAGACCAAACTACATCTCTCTTTTGACAGAGGCAGATTTTGCTGAACACCTATGGATACTTCCTGATTGGGGACACTATGCAGAATCAGTGGTAAAGAAAGCAGAGCCTATATTCAGAGCAATGGGATGGGATACTATGCAGATAAAGAGAGACACTAGACAAAGAGACTTGGAGGAGTGGTTTTGAGAAGCATATACAATAGTCTTTCATGGACAAATAAGAGAAGAATAGATTCTCTTATAGTTAGATTCAGAAAACTGAAAGAGTGGCTAAAGCCAAAGGCAGAGAAGATGATTTCTGATATAGAAATAACAAAGGTGACTAAACCAAAAAAAGTGGAAGTAGTGACCGAGTTATTTCCTAAGAACCATAAGTATATCGGGTATAGGATTGAGAAACATTCTGCCGGTGACAAGATTTTCATGATAGAGGAACCTCCTCACCCAAACAGTTGTGTTTGTGAGGAGTGCATGGATACACTAGCAAACGAGATAATGAGTAGAAGAAAGGTGAAAGAAAATGAGGCAAAATAGTGACGAATATACATATCAGTGGAATCCAGATTTTTATGACGACGATAGTGATTATCCAATATTGAAAATATCAAAGTCATCATTGGGTTCGTTCCAGTGGTGTCCAAAGAGATATGAATTCCAATACAAAGAGAAAATGCCAATAGAGACAACAGAAGTGATGGTCAAAGGAAGTATAATACATAATGCAAGAGAGGACTTCTTCAATGAATTTGATGTAAAGAAGGCAGAGAACCTTTCACATCATGAACTAGTCAACTATTGCATGAGCCTAC